AAAGCTGGAGCTTTCCTTTGCCTCGAAGGCTGTGTCCCATGATTGCAGGACGTATTCGATGTTGTTGGGCATCTCTTCGCTCTCCCAAGGAACCCACCATGATGACTTGAGTATGCCGCCACCCTTGGGGGTAGGACGTTGCTGTAGCTGCCCAGCGGCTGCGTAGGAGCCAAGGCTGCGCTCCAAGGTCGATAGCTCCTTCTCACCAAACCGCGCAGGCCACAGCAGTTCGCCCTCCTTGGTGCGGGGGTCTGTAAAGCCAAGAGTGGATCGTATGGGGGTTGGATGTCCGATTTCGTACCTAGCAGGTAGCATCAAGTGATCCCACTCATCGCCCAGTTCGTTTGCGAGGATATGTCCGGTTATATCTCTCTCATTTACACGTTGCTGTATTATAACAAATGCTCCGGTGCGCGGGTCGTCAAGGCGCGTCTGCATGGCTTGATCCCACCACTCTAGGACGCCCTCACGCACCTTGGCGCTGTCTGCTTCTACTACGTTATGAACATCGTCCAAAACAATAATGTGGCCACCTTCTCCTGTGAGTGACCCGGCAACTGATGTACTGAGCCGAATGCCGTTTTCGCTGTTCTCAAATCTTGACTTCTGATTCATATCTCCAGTCAGGTGAAACTTGTCGCCAAAGTGCGCCTGATACCACGGGCTATCAATCAACCTACGACACTTGGTACTATCCCTGATCGACAGAGAAGCAGCGTAGGATGCGTACAAGAACTTTTTGTGCGGCTGGTGCGTCCAAGTCCAAGCTGGCAACAAAACGGCTGTAGAGATGGATTTTGAGTGTCGAGGTGGCACGTTAATGATCAAGCGTTTTATGTCGCCATTTACCACGGCCTGTAGGTGGTCACTGATTGCGTCCAAGTGCCACCCAGAAACATAGTCTGACCCCGGTTCAATCGTCGACCATGCGGCTTTCGTAAACTCCCTCAATGACCGGCGGTACTTCTCTGCTCTGACCTGTTCGATCTTCAATCCTGCTAAATGCTGCCTCAATTGATTCGAGATGGTCATCGCTAATCCTCGTTAAATCTATGATGTGGTTCTGATCTACCGTGGCTGCGATTTCTTGCTTATCTACCCAGCCTGCCCGGTTCTTCAAAAAAAAGATGATGGAAGGCACGTTGCGATCCACAGTGGCATTTTCAAAGAGCGCATTGGTCACGGCGTCAATGCCACGGGCCTGACCTCTTTTTATAGTATCTGAAAACTCCGAAAATTTTGCTTGATAAAGATAAAAAGTTGATGGTGAAATGCCCAGCATTCCAGCGCATTGCTCTACTGTTAAACCCTTTGCCATAAGACCTTCAGTCTTCTCTAGAACCTCTGGGGTAATCTCAAATCTTGGTCTACCGACTGGATTTTTGGCTTTTGCCATTCCTTGACCTTTCTTTTCAGTGGTGAGCTGTATTTTTTAGAATGTAGTGTGGTTCTGCACAAAAAGAAAGACCCACCGTTGCAGTGCGAAACCTGACAATGGCGGGTCTAGTTATGACGAGGTCACAGGAGAAGACCTGATCGAGCAGTATGTTTTGGCTACCACGTAATGAACAATATAACAATGCCGAAGGCTGATGCGATTGTGGCGACTACTGCTATGACTGCGGCAATTTCTTTTAATTCTTCTGACATCACATCGCCAGCATTATTACAAGCAATGACACGACAAGGGCCATGAAGGCTATGGCAGTCAGGGCTTCCTTACCGCCCAGCAGCAAGTACACAGACTTGGGTAGCTTGGTGTGGACTGAGACATGGCCACGCAGGTTGATGGCAATGTACTGCCCTGTCTCGCACGGCAGCTCACCTTCCTGAGTGTATACGAACAGGTCTGAGCTGCCTAGTCGCTTGCCTGCATTTTCCTTAACCCAGTCGGGCATTTCTGATGCGAAGCCCTTAAACTTCCAAGACTTAATAATCATTCATCATCCCCTTCAAAGTAACGTTGCGCCAACATTTGATCTGCGATTTCGTATGCAAAATTAGAAATGTATTTTTTAGAGTAGCGAGATTGCGGGGAAGTATCTACTGCTGAACCTGCTATTGCCTGCCCCGCAAAATAGTCTCGCAGTGACATTCCCGCTGCACTGACACCGTAATCTTCGTTCTCACTTGGAAACGCAGGGCCTCCATCATATTTTTTTGTCATTTGGTTTCCTTACTCATCCTCTGAGAATACTTCGTTTGCGATTTCCATTGGCAGTTCAACTGTGGTAATTCTGTAGTCACACTTGGGACATGACCTGCGGCGTTTTACGGTGCTAAAGCCAAACTTATGGTGGATGCGGCTTTCCTTCGCCTGCAATTTAATTTTACATTTGGGACAGTGGGCGCATGATATTGTCATTACGCTGCCTCCTCAATTTCATTCAAGGCGCGGCTTAATGCACGATGAATGCGCTTCGCTTTGTCTGGAAGTATCAAGGCATCCAGACCTTCGATCAGCCAATTCAGTTCTTGCTCTGTCATTGAGACTTGAGTTGTGCGGATTAGCACTGTGCCTTTGTCGGCACTTGTTTGTTGAATAAACCTCATTACGCTGCCTCCGCTTCAAGCATTGCCTTAACACCATTAACTTGATCGGCGGTTAGTAGCATTGCTAGTGAGTGTGCCATTGCGGTTGCTTTGCTTGACAGATCATTGTTAGGCGCATCTACGGCTAGGCGAAGTGCCAGCGTGAATGCCTCAAGATTATTGGTTGGTGTTTTGTAGTTGCCCATTTGGGTAATCCTTTCTAAGTGGTGATAGTGGCGAGGCCGTAGCCCCTTTAGTTATTAAAATTCGCTGTCAAGAACTCTTGCTATTCCACGACCAGTGCTAATTCTGGCTACAAACCAAGCACCCTTTGCTTTCTGATAAACAACTTTAAGGTCGGAAAGGTCTATTCCTTGGTCAACAGATGCTTCAATCATTGTTGTATCCATTACAAATTTTTTATCATTAAATGTCATTTCTAAATTCCTTTCTGATTCTCTTTATACAATTACTTTACACTATACTAAGTATAGTACAAGACCTAATCAAAAGATTTATGCAAGATTTAATATAACTGGGAGATACCATCCCTTGCGCCTGTCGCGCTCACCCTCATTGAAGTTACGTTCCCAGCGCAGGATGTTGACCACCTCGCTCTGCTCTGATGCGATTGCTGTGCAGATCATCACAGCGATTGGGTCACCGCCACCGGGCCACAACAGGAAATCATCGGGGCAAAAATCCTTCATAATTTTTCTGGCTGTGATTACGGCTTTGCTTGGATTGAACTGTGGTTTTTCATCTGGTTGAAACACGATTTGCATTTGACCATATTTGACTGCACCTGAAAGGTCAGGCGTCCACCCAAACTTATTCTCTCTTGGCTTAGTAACGATGTAGACTGTAGGCATTGTAATTCCTTTCTAATGGGTATTCGTGTGGGCGGCTGCGATAGTTCGTGTTGGCACATTTGGTAGCGCACGACCTCAACAACCAGCCCAACGGCAAGACATTAAGATTTACCACCCACTCAAACTTTAGATCACACCCCGCTGATTTGGTAAAGCGGGTTTATAGTTGATGATCTCACTGAAACACACCAAGCATATTTAGTGATAGGTTAATGATTAAAACGATGCATATATATTCTAGCATTTTATTATTCCTTTGGTTTCTTTGCAGCCAGCTCACCACCGCAGGCCATGTATCCGCAGCCATCGATCCAATTGTCTGGGTTGGTAGCATTGGATTTGATGCGCGCAATTTTAAGCATGGTCATCATTACAGCCACGTCAGAGGGATCAACCTGACGCTCTAGGTAGACGCCCCAGAGTTCAGCAATGGTCGTGAGATTGCTTTCCATGTCGCCGTGCGTCGCTGCGCGGTCTTTTGTGATATATTCCTTAGCGGTATCCAAAATCTCGCTGCGTGTATACTTAGCCATCGTTTTACCTACCCAACATTTTGGTGAACATCCGTTCCAGCATTGACGGTTTCTGGGTTTCTTCGCTGGCCGCAGGTAGTGGCAGCGGCGCTGGAAAATCGTACA